CCGGAAATATGCCGTATGAGGGCTACGGACTTGGCGTTTGGCACTCCGGGTTTGCGTTCCGTCTTTATAATAGTATGTTTAGGAATCGCGCCAGAGCCAAAGGCTTCGGGGTCATCGGGGGAACCCAATAATTCTGCTTGTACAATATCTCTGGTGGTTTCATTCGATACACCACCTGCCCACGCTGTAATGGGGTTTCTAAATCTCCTACCCTTCCACCAGTCAGGGTATAGCCCTGTTAGGTGATAGGCCATCTCTGCGGCCCCACAGTAAGACTTTCCAATGCGGTTTGCCGCCATCAGTAGGCGTTGGTTTGCTCCTACGCCTGTAGAGTGGAAATCTTCCTGATACGGGTATGGGTCGTAGAAATCTATCTTGTTAAAGCGTTCTCGCTTTCTAAGTTCTCTTGCTATGTCTACCGCTTTTTGTATATCCGCTGGCATAAGCCGCCTTTGCTTGTTTCTGTGCTGATGACTTGCTGGAGTAGCACTTTCCAGACTTACCCCACTTATAACCCTTCTTTCCGTTGGGTAATGTGCATGATTGTATTGACATTAGTCATTTCCCATATTAAAGAATGGGAGTTTTAAATCTTGAGCATTTCCGTAATATCTAATATTAACTGGTATTCTATCTAACCCCGCCTCAAGAGCCGCATCTACCCTATGATTTCCCTCGTGTACTTCTATTTTTCCATCTGGCTCTACACTAATGCTAACAATTTCCTCTACACCATGCTTCTTTACATCCTCAACAAAACCAGACCAATTTTTCCCCTTCTTATTTCGATGCTTTCCCCTGATCTCACCACCCGCACCATGAACCTTCTTTAGAGTTTTGGGGTCTATAAAACCTAACTGTTCTCCAGTTAAATGCTTCTTTTCACCAGTTCTTCCAGAGTATAACTTTTCAAAATGAAATCTTTTGCCGTAATTTGGAAGTGGGGCGTCAGAAATTCCTTTATCAATCCATTTCCTAACAGCGGTTTTTTCTGTTGGTCTATTTTTGTAACCAAGATGCCCTAACCCAGTTCTATTGGTTCTTCTGGATACAACTCTCCCGCCACCCGCAGGGATAAATGATAGTAAAGAAATAGGGGATAAAACTTCTGGCGGAGAATAATCAAACAATCCCACCTTTTTTTCTCTGTTGTCCATCAGTTAAGGGGGCCAACAAGGGCCTCCAGTTCTCTCTTTAATTCCTCAGTGGATTGAGATTCAACGTGTGACACTTCCTGCTTGATCTTCTCAGTAGGTTTAAGACCAGCCCTGTCCAGTATATCTTTCACAGCACCGAGGCGTACTGACTCGCTCTCCGCGCCTTCTGAAAGAGATTTCAGTTGCGATAAAGCACCGGGTACGCAGTCTTGTATTAACTTGCGTGTACGCTCCTCTATCTCTTTAGAGAACTGGCTTTTTAACTCGTAACCCCTTTGTTTAGGATGGGAATACCCTGCCAATTGTGCGGCTTTAGCGGCATTACCATGTAGGCAGTATTGGTCTATGAATGTGTTTTGTTTATCTGTTCTCATTTATTACCCAAGGATATTGTGGATTTCTCATGTACTTTCTTTTCTTTATGCTTTCTGCGGCTTGGTCAAGAGCGAAGGCTGGCAGTAGTCCTTGTTCTAAGAATGTGTCTGCTACGGCGTTATTCCAATAGTCTACAGGGTTATCATCGCTGGCGAGTAAACCCCCAATAAAAGGAAGGTCTTTACCTTTTGTGTTCCCCTCCCGTAAATCCGCTAACGCCCTACCTACTTGCTGAACCAACCAAAAATGACGAAGAGCATTCAACTCCCCATCCGTAAGTTGTTTTTCTCTGGCAACCCTATTGTAAGGTGTTTGGATGGAATATTTAGGCATATTAGTGAATTCTTATGAAGGTTAAATGTACCAGATGGTGAGTGGGTAGAATATATATTATACTACAAGAAAAAAAAGGGGGCCACGGGGGGTAAATACGAATCGTTCGCGTTCGCATCCGCCGCAACCCCATGCAGCAATCGTCTGACGCATGCCAGGCTGAATACGAATCATTCGCATTTGGCTTTAGCGCGAATACGGCTGAAATCTTAAATGCGAATCGTTCTCATTTGCATTTGATCTAGCACAACGGACGCTAACTATCAAGACTATCAAGCAATGGTACAGAATTGGTTGCTCAGTTACCGCATTGTCATAAACTCTATTAATACGGGTATAAAAGAATCGGACTGCTTTGGATGGCGTGTGTGCGTGGGGGTAGAATATGCAGCCCATACCCACAAGCAACGCCAAACACCCGCTGTAAGCCCTTGTAAGCCCCAGTAAGGGCTTTTCTCGGTTGGGCAGTACTAGGGTAGTGGGTCAACACAATGGCGCACCATAAGCCCTACACCCCATAAGTAAACCTTATACCCCTATCAGTAATCGCAATGCCAAACGTGCAGATAGTTGTAGACATCCGCAGCCACATGGCGATAATGGGCTTGGGCAATCCTGCCCCAATATAAGCAAATAAGGAAGCATTAATGAAATACTACGCAATTAGTACCACAGGCAATGTCGCCGATCTTGAGGGCGGTCACAAGGATTTATCGGAGGCCTGGGATCACGCCGAATGTGGCCCGTGGGAGATAGCAGGGGTCTTTACAGAAGATGAGGTCAGGGCGATATGTGACCAATTAAATGTCCGATTTCATGGTCGGCCACGCCCACGCGACGATGGGCTAGACGGCAATGATGACTACGATGCAATCTTTGACTTGTTCGGTCGGCCAGAGTAAAATCACGAAGACGACTAAAAAACCCGACAATCAACCTAAGCACCCCGCTTATGCGGGGTTTTTGGGTAAACCACAACAACAGGAGCAACAATATGACAATAGAATGGACCTGCACTCGGTGTCACCGTCCGATAAAAAATGAGCGTATCGGTTGGTTGGTCTACGACCAGCATCACCACCTGTACATCGACTTCAAAAGGTCGTGCGAGATTGGACGAAACGATCACCCAGATGCTACCGAGGGCATGACTGACCACGAGGTATCGGACTACCTTAGTTCAGGCGAATGTTTCAATCAGACGCTTGGCTCATATCCCTTTGGACCAGAATGTGTAAAGCAAGTTAATGGGAAGGGATTGGACGAACTGCGCGAGCGTGATAAAGATAAGATCAATCCCAAAAACTTCACTCAATATTGGGACGGGGTGTAAGACGATTCTTAGGTTGACAGCCTAATGCCCGCGCCTGTTGGGCGGGTATTGGAGTATCAACACCACAACATAGGACTAGAAGATGAAAAGAAAACATGAAACACCTTGGACTAACGCGCTAATTAACCCCATAGATATACAGGAACAATTGGCGGGTTACATGAACATGCTACAGGATAAACAGGATCATTATTGGAAAGTAGCAGAATTTACCCACAGCCCGCCGCCACAGATAGGTATACAATACGGTAAAAAATACGCCCGTATCACGCTTAATAATGAAACAGTACACACATTTGTTAATCTGAAAAATGGCGACATCCTGAAAGCGGGTAGTTGGAAAGCACCACAACCGAACGGTGTCCGGGGTAACATATTTGAAAAGGATAATGGCGCGACAAAGGTCGATATATACGGCGCGGTTTATCTAATATAAGGTTGCTAGCGTAATACTCGCGCCTATTGTGGCGAGTATTGCAGTACCAACCAAACAAAGGAAACACAAAATGAACACTATCCAGCAATATACGGTTCTTGCCGACCCCGAGACGGGCGAGTGGCTGACAGAGCCGCAATATGTCAAAGATGTCGACGTTGCCGAGTGGGACAAACTTGAGGACACGCCAGAGGCACACTACGACTGTTTTGAGCAATGTAGGGCGTACAATAATGCGATCAGCCACGCTTGTGAATGCACCTCAGAGACCCGTGCCATAGAAGTGCGATGGGCTTATGATGATATAGACTGCCATCCTGATTACGATGCAAAAACAGACTCAATCAAGGAGGAAACTGGTGGAAATTGAATACACTTACATTGATGAAAACGGGCGTACAATAACGCGCCTAAAACCGCAAAAGACTGTCGAAGAATACCGCGCCCATTCGGGCGGATTATGGGCCGACGATTCAATCACTGAAATCACTGAAATCACTGAAACAACTGGAGCAAGTGACAATGAAAGCAAAATATAAAGACAACGACAGCATTACTGTTGTGGGGATACTTAACAAGATAGAAAGGATGCCTAATTCCTACTACGGTAACCCCCGCTACTTGGTTAGCATTACCTCAGAATATATGGGTAATACTTTTCACGCCAGAACAAAACCAAATGCAAGTTTGGGTTACTCCATAGGCAACCATTTTGGCGAAAAGGTTAGCGCGACACTAGGCTCGTACTACGGCCATCTATCAATAACAAATGTTGAGGGTTTTAAAAATGAAACTTAAAAAAACAAATTGCAAAATCCCCGTCCCAATCCTGTATTATTACCGGGTCTGGAAAAAAGCCGAACCACAATGCAATTACCCTGAGTTATTTACACCCAACGAGCCATGCGGCTGGTTCGTCGATTGGCCTATACAGGGTTTAGAACTTGAACTATCCAAGTTAACAGGAGAGTTAAAATGAAAACCAAACGATCTATGAAACAACGCACCTGCGGGGCGTGTAAGGCAACGATTGAAAAGGGCCAACAGTACGCCCAGAAAAGTATCACCGTTGGCTACAGCGGCACTTGGGGTCATGGCAAGGACTGTAAGTGCTGTGGTGGCGTCATGCCCCAGTGGGCCTATAGCGACCCATTCCGTATTAAAATGGCAGTTTGCAACAGTTGCGCTAACCCAGTGAAGTAACTCAGTTGCTTCCGGGTCTGACCATTGACCCGCCTGTAAAAGGGCGGGTTTTTTCTTTCTGCAACGTAACGCGCCACGTAACGTCCTGTAATGCCCTACACGGAACGATACGGCTATCCAGTATCAGGTACTAGGGTATCCCGTAAAACCCGCTGCTGGGCCTTACACTTGCGATTGTAGGCAACCTTTGGCCTGATGCGGTAAGATTTATTTATCCTGCTAAATTTGGCCGTCAAATTCCTGCGTTCTAGCCTTGTTTCTCTGTCACTGCTCATTAGTCTAATATTGGTATAGTGTTGTTTTTATACAACAGTGTAATTTGGACGCACTACTAGACAACCCCCTATGTGATAGGACATCCTATCCGGGGATATAACCTTGAGGCTAGGATATTATCAGGGACTCATTAAACACCGCATGAGTGAAGCGGGTGATCCCTTTCGGGCTTTGCATCACTTAAACCTGATTTGGTACTACTCCCCGCGGTACACTTGATTGCAGGATACGGTTATCGCGCCGGGGTTGTCAGTCAAGCGCGTCCTAAACCTATTCCCTAGTCGTTGGATGGTGGCAGGAACGGAGCCACATAATTTAAGAGTCCAACACTCAATGGATGGGGACGGCCTGTAGAACTGTATGTGTCTACCAGACCGTCCATCCCCTCTTTGACATAGGCTCCTCCTTATTGCTCCAGAAATACCAATATATAGTATATTTAGGTTGTAGTCAATAAAAAAGTTCTTTTGTCCTAACTACTAATCTAATAATGCTAAGCCATTGATTCTAAAAGGGTATTTCCTTAGTGATTGAAAACAAAGGGATATTCAATTAAAAGATAATACTATGCTAAATGGTATTGACGGGGCCAGCAGCCCATGTTATCATGGTAATTGCTGAATGATCGCCACAACTTTTAATTGAATTAGTTGGTCTTTTTCATGAAACCGAGCGCAAGTGGGGTAGCGATTAGAATTAACGGTGGAATCACGCGACCTCAGCCAACTAAGGGAGAATGAAATGCTAAAAAAACAGAACTACGAGATTGGAGATCATGTTAAGGTGCATGGCAAGGAGATTGGGGGATTGTCATCAGACGTTCACACTCTGGTAATCACCAGGATTAGGGGTAACGTTATTTACCACTGCGCCACCCTTGACGGTGAACTTGATGACATTTTTGTCTGGAATTTTGAGATAATTGGAGAATAGAGAGATGCCCGAACACCCTGAGGTCGAAAGCGTGGATTTTTACATGGTGAAAGATAATTCCATCGTGATGGAGGTCAACGGCAACGGTATTGCTGTCACGGAGCAGATGCTGTCGCGGATCGTGGACTTGGGCGGCAGCATCCTGCAAGACTGCGACCATCTGCGCGATGAGGAGAATGAAAAACAACGGCAATGGGATCACCAATTCTATGAAGATGAGGAACCGAACCCATACACATATTCAGAAATCTAGGGCGATGGGAAGG